TCACGAGTTGCCTTGCTCGATCTTCGCGGCCGCTGCCTCCATTGCCGCCGCTGCCTGAGCTTTCCGTTCACGAGCGGTGGCATACTTCTCGGCCATTTGAACCGAGGAATGTCCCGTGATGTCGGAGACGACGGCCAGCGAACATCCTGCCTCGAGCAAGCGACCCGCAGCTGCATACCTCAGGCCGTGAAAACTTAGATCCGGAAATCCAAGACGGTCCAGCTCATCTCGAAGGTGACTGCTGAAGACACGCACCGAATACGGGATCCCCTTCGGTTGCACCACGAGCCGATCGCAGTCCTCAGGGTCGTTCGCCGAAACGCGGCGCCGGATCAATTCGACAAGAGGACCGGTGGCCGGAACATTGACGTAGTTTCCGGTCTTCTCTTGGAAGACGCTGACTTCGCCACCGAAGGCGTTCGCCTTGGTCATCAGCACACAGTCGATAAGTCTCTGACCGGTTTGAAGACCGACGACCACGCCATCGCGAACACGGGGCGATGCCTCGCGCAAGACATGCGCGATCTGCGCCTCGGACCATGGAATGTAGGATGCGACATCCTTCTTTCGCTGCAGCTTCTTGATTTTCTCAGCTGGGTTTGAATCCATGTGGTCGTTATCGACCGCCCAGGCGAACATTGCCGCAAGCACTGTTTTGAAGAGGTCGCCGGTCCGGACACCATTGATAGGCCCAGGCGGGTTTCGCTTCGAGCTTGGACGGCCGGCGGCGATCGCTGCCTCGTCCTTGGCCTTACGCTTTTCAATCGCTGCTTCACGATCCGCGACCGCACCAGCGATCACTTTGCTACGCATCTGGCTGACGATCTTCTTCGTGAGCTTGGCGAACGGAAGGTCGCCGACCAGAGCATTCAATCGATCGATCTCACGCGTGTAACTTTTCTTCGTCGCCGGTTTGAGGCGGTTCCACTCGTCGGACGCCTTATACTGTTCCGTGAGCCACCGGATTGACGCCTCGTCCTTCCGCTGCTCGGACGCTGTCTTCTCCTCGACCGCTTCGGCCAGTAGACGGGCATGTTCGCGATGGAACGCGGGCTCGCCCGGGAGACCGAGGATCCGGACCGCCTTCGGCAAAGTCGGATGGCGGAAATACCAGAGCTGTGCACCGCTCGGCTTCCGCACAACATACGTGAAGGGCAAGGCAGGAGGCACGTCAGTTACTCAGCCGGGCCGCGAAGGGATCATCGTCATCGATGCGTCCTCCGGCGGCTTTCACGCCGAACCTGCGATCGATCGCCGCGTCGAGGTCGTCCTTCAGCCAGACGCGGGCGCCGCCGTCCCTGGCGCCAGGCGGATACTCGCCGCTTTGGACGCGGGCGAGGAACGTGCTCTCCGACAGGCCGACGTAATAGGCAGCGGCACCGGCACGCATTTGGCGAGGTGGGAAGGCGAACATGGCCGATTTTACCGCGCTTCCGTATTCCGGCCGCACCTGTCGCGACCGTCGAACGCCTCGAGGAGCGCGGCCGTCACCATCCTGTCGATCGTATGCGCTCCGTCTGCGATCTGGATCGACCGATAGGAGGGAAGGGCGGCTGGACAGCTCATGGCGGCCGTGCGCAGTATCGCCGCGGTGAATTGACCGGGCGGCTGGCAGGCAAGCATCCGTCCCACGATATTCGCGAGGACGATGGCACATACTGCCACGCGCAGCCAGAGCGGACCGTGACGAGGAATGCGCATTCTCACCGAAGTATCCGGATGCGCATGCGATCGAATACGTCGCGCTCGATGTAGTCGGCGGCAAGCAGGCGTTTGAGGTCATAATCGGTCAGAAGCCTCCAGTCGCCATGGTCGCCCGGCTTGCGCACGAGGATCTGCTGGCGTTGGAGCCACCACTGTTCATCATCGATCTCTGCGAGCCCGTGGAGGCCGCGCCAGCTCTCGCGAACTCCGAGCGGGATCGGTGTGGGCAGGGTAGGATCATCACGGTCGTCTTCCAATTTTCATCTCCAGAAACATGCTCTGGAGGTTTGTTCTCCTTTTGATCGTGTCTGGCTTTTTCGCACCTGTCTACGTCTAATTTTATGCCTCTTCGGCCTCGGCGATCGTGACCAGACCTAGCGCGTGAGCGAGCAACAGGGCGTTCTGCAGCGTGACGGGCCGACCGTCTGGTTCGTCGGACCGGAGGAGGCGGGAGACGTAGCCTTTCGTCAGTCCTGCGCGCCTCGCGAGTTCGCCCTGGCTGACCTGCTGCGCGTCCATGGCCGCCCGGACCTGCGCCATGATGTCGTGGATTTCGCGCTCACTCATTGTTCGATCCCTTCGACAGGCTTTCAGGTGTGGCACCGTTCGGCAGCGAATACACGATGCGGCCAGTGCCGGACGCTACGAGCAACCTTTCCGCAGCGAGCTGCCTAAGGTGACCATCGACGGAACCGGCACCTTTGCAGCCGTTGTGGCCGCTGGACAGCAGGCCGACTTCGTAGGCGGCCTGCTCCATCATCTGGCTAACCGCCAGCGCCGTGACCTCCTCTCCACGAGCGAAGAGGTCGTTCGCGTATTTGAGGACGAAGCCGCGCGCCTTCTTGAGATCATCGCCCTTCTTCGCGTGGTTCGTCACATCCAGTCGATCGGTGAGGCTGCTCGTTCCAGCGAAGGCGTCCGGGTGCACGCCATCCGGCAGCTGAAAGACCGGCATCCGGTCGCTTCCGCCTTTGATGAGCACACCCTCGTCTGCGAGGGCCTGCAAGATGCCAGCCGACGAGTTCGACACGCTGACCCCGTTCCGAGTGGCGTTCTTCTTGAGTCCGACCGCCTCCCCGGCGATCTTCGCTCCCCAGATACTTTCGTCGAACGCGAGAGTCTGGACCGCGTTAGCGGTCAGCTTGGTTCCATCGTGACAGATCCGACGAACGCAGTCTTCGACGAGCGCGCGGGCTTTGCCGTTCTGCTCCGGTGCCTTCGCTGCCTCCTCGCGGCTGCTGCGCTCCAGATATTCGACCCAAGAGCGCGGCTTGTCCTTCATGATGTCGGTGATCTCTTCGAAGGCACCCTTTCCGATGCGACGTGGCGAGAACCACAGCTTCTGATCGCTCAGGCCGACGTTCTCCTTCGCCACCTGCATGACGATGGCGCGCGAATGCTCGGCTGGCAGACCCTGCCGCTCAAACCATTCGTCCTTCTTGATGGTGCCGGTCCTGCTGCGCTCAACGCGCGGACCAAGCGGACGCCTGACCTCGATCGACGCGCGAATGTTCGTCGACCAGCCGAAGCCGCCCGCCATCCTCGAGTCTCGTCCCTCTTCCGGCGCGAGGGGGTTCGGATCCGTCGTCTTCGGAGTGTGCGCGATGGCGAGGACGGCATAGTCGTCGGAGATGCCACCCTGATTGAAGAACCAGGTGTATTTCCCGCTTTCCTTGTTCTTTGTGAGATCGGCACCAGCCGTGCTCGTCACGCTATCGATCAGCAGCATGACCACCCGGTCGGTATCGTCTGGATCCCTTCCGGCGTTCTGCTTGCTGATACCGCCGACTAGCTTGTGAGCGACTTGGTTCGGCGCATAGTAGCGATACTCGTTCTCGTCGTCGAAGAGGCAGCCAGTTGAGAAGGGGAACTGCTGCTTGCTCTGACCGAGCGGTGCGAGCACGCGGATCCGGTTCCGCACTGCCTTCGCCTCCGGGCTATTCGGCTTCATCCTCAGATCGAACTCGATAATGGCGCGCAGACGGCGGTCGATCCGTTCATGGGTATCTTCCACGCTATAGATCACCACTTTGCCGTGCCGTTCAATCTGCGCGGTGTTGTAGAAGGTCCCGCGTCCAGCAGCGACGTGCACGGCCATCGACAGCGACATCCACGTCTTGAGCGATGCGCCCTTTCCGAAGATCGTGGTCAGACCGGTCCTGCAGATCAGATCTTCGATCAGCATCGGTTCGCGCGGGACTACCCCACCTTCCCAATCCGGCCATTCTTCCGATCCCTCTTCATCGTCTGGCGACCAGAGTTCGAATGGCTTCTCTTCGAATGGACTGAACTGGTGCTGCGGGATGATTGCGGACATTGGAAGGCGACCCTGTTTTAGTGTGGCTATGCACGAAGAATAAAGGCGGAGTTGCCCACAGACAACCCCGCCATGTCGATTTTTGAAAAAAGTTCAGCTGGACAGGACGAGGCCAGGCAGGGTCGGAAGATCGGCGAGGCTCGGTGCGGATCGACGTGCGGCGCGGTAGTCCCGCGCGGCGGCCCTTTCCGCGCGGCGGCGTTCCATTCGCTCTTCATGACGCTCCATGCCGACAGGGTCGCTGAATGCGTGATCGAGTATCGACTGCATCGTCATCTGGGACCAGAGGTGCGTGACCGCAGCCTCGTGACCGCGCTCAGGCGCGACATACGGCCCATCGCGGTCTGCGATCTCGAGCGTCGCGGACATTAGGGCCGACGCCTCGCGCAGGTCTATGCCGCTCGCCCCGAAAAGCACTTCCAGTTCGAGTAGGTCGCCCTCGTCAATCGTATCCGGCTGGTCTTCCGACAATACGTTGGACAACCATATCGTCCACCCGGCCGCCTCATCGGATACGTCCTCGTCACCATCGTTCGGTTCGGTCACGAGGTCGAGGATTGCTCCGGCCAGCATATGCGAGCCAAGGGTGTCGATGGCTCGCGGCTCACTCCGAAGTGCTGCGGCGAGCGCGACGGCGCCAGACGTTCCGAGATCGTCGAGAAGGAGCCGCCAACGCCCCCGGCTGATCAGTGTTCCGACCGGCGATCCGTCCGCCAGCGTATCCCCGGGATCAACGTCGCGATCTTCTGACAGTTGGCCAAGAGATCGAATGCGATCGGCCGAAGCGCAATGACTGCGAGAAGGCGGGACATAGAGCGATCCGAACAGGGTGGACGGCTGGCGTCCTTGCTGTCGGCGATCCGCATCGACGCTTGCGAGGTAGGCATCGTATGCTTCGCGAACCTCGCAAGCGCGATGTGCCGGGACTTCGAATGCGCTGATGATCTCGTCTGCTGACGGCATTTCCGAGGAAGCGGCAGGTGATGCGGAGGCGGGGCGTTTCGTCTTCATTCGCGAATTCTCTCATGCCGATTCGCCAATGGCAAGACCCCTATGAACGATTCTTGTCTTGCGGTTCATTTCGAGTTTAACGCGGCCGCCGAGTTTAGCGCTAAACTCGAGTTTAACGCACCCCTACGCTAAACTCGTAAGCGTCGGTAATCTCTGCATAATCTACGCTTTTCAGCGCTGAAATTGTTTAGCGTTTAGCGCGCTAAACTACCTTGATGCTAAACTTTCCGGCGGTCGTTTTTTGGCGGATTTCTGCGGGTTTGAAAGAGTTTAGCGTTTAGCGTCTAATCAGTGTGTATACACACACTGGACGGAGCGTCTCTTCGCTCCTCTCCGCCCAATGTGGATACGCCAGCTGCATTCGAGAACATAGCGATAGCCGCTTTCGTTGAATGGACGACCGTGATGGTGATTAACCTCACAGTTCCGCTTCTAACGTCAATCTGGTTCTTGGTGCAACTGTCCTAGGAAGAATGATCTATCGATGCAGTGAGACGTTGATATCTGCTCCCCGGTCCCAAAAACGTCTCAAAAAATGCTCACGTCTCAATTTTCGTGCAAGGACCCCTTGCGCAGGACATAGGCAAGGCGTTACAATTGCGTCATGACCAGCAGAACCCTCGCCGCTATCGACGCCCGCGCCGCCCTCCGGGGCATGTCCAAGATCGGCGAGGCGACCGAGTTCGGCGTCGCGCGAGGCCTCAATGACGTGGCTTTCCAAGCCATGCGCTTCGAGCGCGGCAACATGCAGAAGCGACTGGACCGTCCGTCGCGCTTCACCATCACCGGAACGCAGGTCTATCGCGCCGACAAGGGGCAGGCGGTGCCCGAGGCAGCCGTGTTCATCGAAGGCAAGCGGGCGAAATACCTGCGCGCCCAAGAGGAGGGCGGCACCCAAACGCGTGCCTCGATCGGCGCCTCCCGTGGATCCGGATCGTCCGCCATCGTCATCCCGGTGGCGCAGGAAATGGAGAACGCGCTCGGCTCGGCTGGTCGCAACGCCGTGAAGCGCGCCCTGCGCCTCTCCGGCACCTATCAGACCGCCGACGGCGTGTTCCGCCGCAAGGGCGGTGGCGCGTCCCAGATGCTCCTCGCGTTCGTCGAGCGGATCCGGTTGAAGCCGCGCCTGCACTTCGTCGACGACGTTACCGAGTTCGTGCGGCCGAGGATCGGACCGGCGGTGGCCCGCAGCGTCGATCGCGCTCTGGCCCGGGCGGTGCGCTCGTGAGCTTCTGTCTCGAGTGCATCAACCACATGGAAGGCGAGACGGTCGCGGTCGATCGCTATCTCTGGCCTCATCGGCCGGGGCCGAACGACCGCCTGTTCGATCGCCAGACGGCAACCGTCGCTGTCACCGAGCATAAGCTCGATGGCACTGGTGAGCCCTTCCGGGTGCACTTCCTGCGGTTCGATGATGGTGAGGCGGTGAGCCAGTTCGACAAGGTCGACATGGAATGCCGATGCGCGGACCGGAGGCGAATCACGAAGTCGAAGGTGAGCTCATGAAGACGCGTCCCAGCATCCTCGTCCTCGGCCACGCCCGCGCCGGGAAGGACACCGTCGCCGAGATCCTCACCCGCGATCAAGGCATGCGCTGCGCTTCGACCAGCGCGGCGGCCGCGCAGATCGTCCGCCTGGCGCTCGCCGAAGAGGGTATCCACTACGACAGCAGCGAGGCATGCTTCGCTGATCGCGTGAACCACCGTAGCGAATGGTTCGACATCATCGCTGATCTCAACAGCGCGGATCCCGCGACGCTCGTCCGGCACATCCTCTCGGATCACGATGTCGTGGTCGGCCTGCGCTCTGCGCGCGAGTTCGAGGCAGCCGCGCCCCTGTTAGACGCGATCTGGTGGGTGGACTCGAGCGGGCGCGGAGTGCCGCCGGAGCCGACCAGCTCCATGGATATCGTCTTTGACCCGTCTCGAATGACGCGGATCGACAACGGCGGATCGCTCGCGGATCTCGAGCGCAACGTCGCGTCGGCGATGGCTGATGCTTGGATTTCACTGGCTGACCGCTTCGAGCGCGCCGCCTGATTTACTGGAGAACTGCAATGAAACCCCATGACGACGACCGCTGCGCCTGCCGCAAGGATGAAGCTATGCAGATGATGGACGGATATCTCCGCGCAGCAATCGAAGGAAAGGATGCGTTCGAGGCCTACGTCGACGAAAACGCGGATGCGGATTTCGATCACGAAAATTACTACAGTCATGGCCGGATCGTCCACGGAGCAGCCCTCGTCGTTTTCATCGATGACGAGGGCCGAAGCACGGCCACAATGCAGGAATATGAGGCGGGTCTGCCGGTAGGCGAATAACGACGCGAACTACGCCCCGGTCGCGATGACCGGGGCGCCTTCGTTTATCCGATCAAGCCGGCCAGTCGCGCCACGCCCTCGCGATCTCCGGACCGCCGGCGTCCGATGCGAAGGGCCTGACGAAGCTGCCGAACCCGTCCGACGAGAGTTCACGAGCCGGGGCAACTAGGTGCACGTGACTGTTTCGGCGCACTCCGCTTTTTGAAGGCACGTGCAGGATCGCGATGCAGCCGAGCTTGCGCTTCTCGGCGAACTCCACGGCGGCGAACCTCACGATGCGAGGCCACTCGCGCAGCACCTGATCGCTCTTCGAGATCGTGATCTTCGCCACGCATGCGAGATCCTTGATCCCGGGGAATGCGTCGGCCTCGTAGCGCTCGGCCAGGCGGCGTGCGTCGAGGAGGTCCGTCTGCGCGTCTTCCGGCAGCAGGACCGTGTGGACCGCCTGCGCGTGCCAGTCCGGTGCGGTGGCCGAGGGACCGCGACCGAACGTCAGCTTCTGATGCAGGAACTCGACCAGATCGTTGTCGACCTTGCCGAGGCGCCGCCGCAGCACGCCCCAGCCGACGCCTTCACCCGCATCGGTGATGACCATGGGCTGTCCGGGCGCGTGCCCGATGGGTCCAGTCCAGTGATCTTTCCATCTCGTTTTCGTGGTCATTTGTATTCTCCGAGGCCGGACCCACCGCGCGCATGCCCGCCTCCATTTTCATCTCTTCACGCGCGGCAAACCGCCGAGCGCATTAATTTCAGAAATCGACATGAGCCTATTGAAAGGCCGGAGATTGAGTCGTATTATTTACGACATGAGAACGGCACCGACGCCGGCTCCGAACGGAAGGAACACCGACATGACCACCACCACTGACGACACGATCACCTTCGAAAAGTTCGAAGCCCTCCGCGAGAAGGGCGGCACTTTCAACTTCACCCCTGACGCGGCTTTGATCGAAGAGATCAATGAGCGGAACTACTGGGATGCAGAGCGCGCCTTCAACCTGATCCACGGTTGTTCGGATGAGGAACAGGAAGAAGCGAAGGAGCGCATCAAAGATCGGATATGGCATCTCGAGCAGACCTGTCCGACCGGCTTGGCTTTGGACGAGTATCGCGATTATTGCGATTACATATGCGAGCTCGATGACGGCAGTATCGTGGCGCTCGGAAACCAAATCCCTCTAGGTAGAGGTTTCCACTTCATGCAGATCGTCTCTCTCGAAGAACAAAAAGAGGCGATCGAAGAGAGCAATAGCGAATGACCACACTTCCACCCACAGAACTCGCCGACCTCGCCAGCCGCGTCTTCGGACCCGGCTGGCAATCTGCATTGGCTCGCGACCGAGGCGTAGCCGTCCGCACCGTGCAGCGATGGGCGAAGGACGGCATATCGAAGCCGGAGACTGCCGAGGCCATCCGTGCCTACCTGCAGAGCCGCACAGTGGTAAGCGTTCCGGCGGCTCCGAGTGTCCAAGTGTTCGGCGATGGCGAGACCCGAAGCATCCTCACTGAGGCAATGCGAAGGATCGCAGCCGAGATCGTCGTGTCGAGTAAGGCAGCGGGATGGTCGGAGGAGGAAGCGCGACATGCGCTGAGCGAGGCGGTGTCGAAGCGGACCGGGACAGATGGCAAGTAAGAGGCGGCCTGCGAAGCCCTTCGTATATGACCCGGCAATGGACCCGTTCCTGATCGAAGGCGCACGATGGAGGGTCGGCGCGAATTTCGAACTCGTCGCACTGAGAACTCACGATCGTTCACTGCGGTTGACGCCAATGTCGGACGAGCAGCTATCGCGAGCCTTTGCGGAGATCAGGGAACGGCAAGGCGAGATCACCGCTCATTCGCCTCAGAGCACGACATTCGTTTTAGGACTGCTCCTCCATCACGGCGCGATCGATCCGTTGCACGCGATGGCAGGGATCCGCGATCTTCTGGAAGGTGCAGCGAATGATGAAGAGCGGGAAAGCCGGACGCGGATCTTCGAGGGCAGGGCGACACAGGCGGATCGCGAGGCGGCGATGAAGAGCGCAGGGCGGGGCGATACCGTGGATGGTGGGCCGGAGCGACCGGACACCACATCTAGTATGAGCGGGTCCTTCTGAGGGGGTATCGGCACAACATGCGGTGGGTTCGCGTCTCGCGTTCTCCGCCTACGAAACCGGCCGAAAATTTGCAATAATACACTTGATCCTTCCTCCGCGTTCCTGATCCGCCGCCGGAATACCTGAACGTGCGATAATATCCGCGACCCCTGCCAAACGGGCGGGAATGGCGGAGTTCTGCGGCGTTGGCGGCGAAATCGAAACTGGATGAGGCGATTGCGCAGGCCGGGAAGGATGCTTCCGCGAAGCCGGTCCGAAAGCCGCGCAAGGTCAAGACGGTGTCGAAACGCGGGCGACCCGCATCTGACACTTCGGCCAAAAATACGCCTTCGGAGCGCGTCTGGACGCCTACCGAACTCGCCGCGGCGATCGGCTACTCCCGCGACACGGTCTACAAGTGGGAACAGGCTGGGCTCGAGCGATCTATCTGCGGCAAGGGCTTTTATCTCCCAGCGGTCCTCCGTTTCGTCGAGGCTCGCGGTAAGGCTGAAGGCCGCCTCGAGGCCGATCCGGATGATGTCCTCGAGGCCGAGAAGCTCCGCGATCTGCGAGCGCGCGCTGACATGCGCGAGGACGAGCGCGACAAGCAACGGCTGAAACTGATCGAGGTCGAACTGGCGACGGCCGTCTACGAGGACGACTCCGCCTATGTCGCGGTCCATCTCCGTTCGCTGGGTGCGCGTCTCATGGGCCCGCTTTCGACCATGGACGACCCGGCCGACATCTGCGCCGCTATCGATGCGGAGGTCGAAACCGCGCTGCTCAACCTCAACGCCGATCATGTCGATCCCTCTTCGCCAGACGCGCATCCGCTGGTTGGCGGCGTCGCCATCGAGGGCCGAGGATGATACTGCGCACGACGAAAGTGCTGCAGCGCATCGGCGACGAGCTGACGCGTGGTGTGCGCCAGGCGCGTGGTTCGTTCGAGCAGCGCGCTGATCGCGCGCGCGTTTCGTTTCGCGAAGCGTCGTGCCGTCGTCTGCATCGCGAGCCGAGCCTCAGTCTGGTCGAGTGGTCCGAGCTGCACCGGCGGCATGGACGCGGGACAGCCGCGCCGAATTCCCCGTTCCGCGTTTCCGCGATGGAGGTCACGCGCGGCGTCTATCTCTGGTGCGACGAGCCCGGCGTCCGCGAAATCGGTCTCATGGCTTGCACCCAGTCCGGCAAGACGACGGTGCTGGAATCGATCGCGGGCCGGCACATCCATTCGGATCCGTGTCCGATCCTCTACGTCGGCCCCTCCGAGGACGATGCGAAGCAATTCACCGCCGACAAGTTGATGGCGATGGTCGAGGCCACCCCGGTCCTCAAGCCGCTGATCAGCACCGAGAAGGGCAGCGGGAACACGAACGTCAAAAAATACTTCCCCGGCGGCCGCTTCCGCGCAGGCTCGTCGGACACCCGGCGCACCTTCACGATGATGCCGGAGCGCGTGCTCTTGCTCGACGAAATCGATGGGCACGAAAACGCGGGCAGCGATGGCGACACCTACCAGCTCGCAAAGGGCCGCACGCCCGAGTTTTCGCATAACTATCTCCTCATGGCGGTCTCTTCTCCGACCGTGAAGAATCGTGGCAAGGGCCTGCCGACGATCTGGAAGATCTGGCTCAGCGGCGATCGGCGCCTTCCATACGTCCAGTGCCAAGGCTGCGGTCACGATCACTTCGCCGAGTTCGAATACGAAGACGGCCGCTATTCACTCCACATCCCGAAGGCGGACGCTGACGCCGGCGGCGAGTTCCTTCCGGACGGCGCGTCATATGTCTGCCCGTCCTGCGGATACGCGCACGACCAGGCGGACCGGCAGCGCATGCTGCGCGCTGGCGCGGTGCACTGGCGCGCGACGCGGGCGTTCAAGTGCTGCGGCGAGTATCAGGACCCGGCGAAGGAGTGGGCGTCCTGCGATCAGACCGCCGAGGACTATGAGCGCATCTGGCAGCCATACGGCGCGCCGCTGGGTGTGGAGCCGATCGGCCACGGCGCGTGCGGCGTCGACCGAGCCAAGTGCAAGCACTGCGGCCGCATGCCGGTTCCGAACATCGTCGCGTCCGCGCGCTACGGCCGCTTCTATAATCCGAAATATGGTCTGCGCCAGATGGCGATCGACTGGATACAGGTCATCCGCGATCCGGCCAAGCGCCGCGCCTTCTGGAACACCGTCGTCGGTCTCCCCTTCGAGGAGAAGAAGAGCAAGGCGATCTCGGTCGAGAGCCTGAGCGAACAGGGCGAGGTCTGGGAAGCGAAGCCGCTGGAGGATCCCGAGGACCCGTTCGAGCGGCCGATCTACTACGTCCCGGATCCGGTGGCGATGGTCACGCTCGGCATCGACGTGCAGCAAGGTGCGGCGGACGGATCGAATTCGCGTTTCGCTATCGAGCGTGTCGGCTGGGGACCGGGCGAGGAGTCGTGGTCGATCGATTATGACGAGCCATACGCTAACACGCGCGATCTGAGCGAATGGGACCGTGTGCTGGTGCCCGCAATCGAGACCGCGATGCACCGTCGCGACGGTCGCACCTTTCTGCCCATGGCCGTCTGCATCGATGCCGGTAACAATCCGGACCAGGCGGCGTCTTTCGTAGCGAAGCACCAAGCGCGGCTCCATGCGCGCGGTATCTTCCTCTTCGCGGTCAAGGGCATCGGCGAACGCGGCAAGGCGGTCTATCGGACATGGGCCGGCGCGGCTGCGGACGCGAAATCGTTCAAGCGGTTCGCCGATGGTTCGGTTAAATTGTGGAACGTCGGCACGCGCGAGGCGAAGGACACGATCGCGAGCCATCTGGCGACGATGCACGGCCCCGGCGCCATGCACTTCCCGAACACGCGGCACGAGCTCTGGATCAAAGGCGTCCTCGCCGAGACGCAGGTCGAGAAGAACGGACATCTCGTCTGGGAGCATCTCGACAAGACCGTCGCAAACGAACCGCTCGACTGCCGCGTCTACGCGCTCGCCGGCCTTCGCGCGATCCAGTCCATGTATCCGGCGTGGTCGCTCCAGCATCAGGCAGATAAGGTCGGAGCGACCGCATCTGCGCTTCCGTCCGCCGACGAAGAGGAGGTCGAAGACGACCAGCCGCAGGAAGATCCGCCCGCGCCGCCGCCGGAATCCCCGGAGATGGTAGAATCCCCGCAAAGGCCAGCCAAGCCGGTCAAAAAACCGACGAAGCGCAAGCGGAAGATGGCCTCCAGTTACTGGGATGATCGATGACGACGGGATACACTCAAGCCGATCTGGACAAGATCCGCAGCGCCATGGTGCATGGCGTCCGTGAGATCTCGGTGGGCGGCCGAAAGAAGGTGTTTCACTCCCTCACGGAGATGCAGCGCCTCGCGGACGACATCGAAGCCCGCCTCCTCGCCGCTGCTCTCCCGCCACGTCCGCCGCGCCGTAAGTCCGGCACGCTAATGGTGCGCGTCTGATGGCGGGCTCTGGCATCCTTTCTCGCGCATGGGACGCGATGGCACGTGCAGTCGTTCCTCCGAGCGACCTTCCGACTATGCCTGACGTGATCGAACGCGAAGTGATCGTCCGTCGCGGGTATCCCAGCGGCGATCCTCGCGGGCGCGCATCCAGCCGGGAAGACATCTATTCGGCGACGGCGGGATCGCGCATCAGTCCGCAGCGCCAGCGCGATTACTGCCGGCGAGCGTCTGAAGACAATCCCTATGCCAAGCGCGCCGTGCGCGTGCTCGCTTCGCAGTCTGCGCGCTACGGCGTAACGCCGATCTTCCCATCTTCGAACAAGCGCGCCAAGAAGGCGATGGACAGCGCCTATCTACGCTGGCTCAGCCAAGCGAACATCGATGGCACCTGCGATTTTAACGGCATCCAAGCGGCCGTCGCGGAAGAATATTTCGCGGTGGGCGAGGTCTTCGTCCGCCGTCACGTCGTGCCCGCAGATCGCGCGGCGGATCTCGGTTTGGAGGTTCCGCTCCAGTTCGAAATCATCAAATCCGAGCAGGTGCCCTTCGAAAGCTTCAAGGCACCGAACGGCCATCGCGTTGTGGATGGCGTCGAGCTTGACGATTACGGGCTCGAAGTCGCTATCTGGGCCTACGCCAAGCCACGCGGTGATACGACATTGGTCGGCTCGCAGGACAAGGTGCGTCTCCCGATCTATCGCATGTTCGGACGCGCATCTGTCGAAGGCGAGATCCTCCATATCAAGCGCCCCGGCGTCGGTCGTCGTGGCCGTTCCGACATTGAAGCGGCCCGTCCGAAGCTCGGTTCGTTTGAACGTTACTCGAAGGCGACTCTGACGCGCTCCGAGGTCGAAGCGTGCTTCGCGGCCTTCGTCACCGAGAGCGACGAGCAGGCGAAGGCCAACGAGAATATGCCGCGTGAGCCGGGTATTAGCGACGAACCGCTGGGCGATATCGAAGATACCGAGGACGAAAGGCTCGAATGGATCGAGCCCGGTCGAATTGATTACCTTAAAAAGGGTCAGAAGATCGACTTCGCCAATCCGCAGTCGAGTGGTGGTCTGGAGGTCTTCGCCCGTGAGACGCTGCGTGCGATCTCTGTCGCGATCGGCGTGCCTTACGAGCGGCTGACGAACGACCTGTCTAAGGTCAGCTACGTCTCGTTCAAGGCCGGCGAGATCCAGTTCAAGGCCGATGTCGAGATGTTCCAGTGGCTGGTCCTCGTGGCGCAGTTCCTCGCGCCTGCCATGGCCATGTGGACGCAGGTTGGCTGGTTGGTCGGAAAGTGGGACCGGGTGTCGCCTGAAACCGTCAACTTCGGCATGCCCAAGTGGGAAAGCGCGGATCCGACGAAGGATCTCTCCGCTCTCGCGCTCGAGATGCAGCTGGGTCTCGTTTCCTACATCCAAGCGAAGGCTGAGCGCGGCGAAGACTGGCAGCTCACCATGGAAGAGATCGAGGAGGTCGCGGCGCAGGCGGCCGAGAAGGGCCTGCCCGGCTTCCTGCCCGCAGGCATCGCAGGGAAGGCTGCAGCCGGAATTGTCGATCCGCCGCCGGAATCTTCTGACGTGGTAGAATCTGATCAAGACGAACCGGAAGGGCCGAAACCGTCCGGCCGGGCCCGTCGAGCAAAGAGGTAAAGCATGAGCAAAACCGCATCCCTGGCTCTCGCAGCCGTCAGCGTCCTCGGTATCACCGGGCGTTCCGCCATGCCGAGCGATCAGGCGGACGTGACTCGCGCTGACGCTCGTTTCCTCGGCGACAACCCCGTTTTCACCCGCGCGGTGCAGCCCGAAGCCGAACCGCTCGGCGGCGAGCCGGAGAACGTCCAGACCGACAACGGCGAGGCGTTTGAATTCGACGCCATCGCATCGGTCGGTGCGCGACGCCTCATGTGGCATCCTTCGCTCTGCCGGATCGTCTGGGAAGAGCTGGAGATCACGCCGGAAAGCGTCGATCTCGATTACCTCAACGCCCGTGGCGGCCTGCCGTTCTTCCGCGAACACTACTACTGGTGGGGCGCGCAACTCGGCAAGGTGACTAGCCTCGATGTCGAGAACGGCAAGATCACGGCGCGTAAGGTCCGTCTCTCCCGCCATGACGACGTGAAGCGTTACCGGATGGACGTTGCGGATGGCATCGCCGACGCGGTGAGCCTCGGTTATCGCCACATCGAATATTCGCTCATCGAGCAGGACGGCGACTATCCGATCTGCCGCGTGACGAAGATCCAGCCGATCGAACTGTCGGCGACTTCCATGCCCGCCGACGCGTGGTCCTCGATCATCGAGGCCAGCATCCGGTCGGCCTACCCGAACGACGACGCGCCCGAGGCCGTCATCGCAGCCAAGCCGGCGTCCGCCGGAGGCGAAACCGCAACCCGTGCGGACACCACCACCCAGGAGACTGCTACCATGACCACGCCGACGACCGCGTCGAACGACGCTTCGCAGACCCCGGCTTCGCCGACGGTCACTCGCTCGGAAACCCCGGCCGTCGAAGGCCAGGCACCCAGCGCGCCCGCCAACGATGGCGCCACTGCCAGCTTCGATCCCGCAGCTTTCGCTGCTCGTTCGGCTGAATTCGTCAACATCGCCCGCACCGGAGGTCTGACGGACGATGTTCTGACCCGCGCGATCGCGGATCCGGCGATGACCGTCGACAAGTTCAAGGCGCAGGCGCTGGACAACCTGTCGACCCGCAGCACCACTGCCGTGACCGCTGGAAACGACGTGGTCAGCCGTGGCGATCGTCAGCAGGCGATGGTCGACGCATTCGCGGCACGCATCAGCGGCGGCGACATCGAAGGTCAGGCGACGGAATTCGCGCGCCACTCCTTCGTCGATTTCGCGGTCGAGAGCATGCGCATGGCTGGCGATGACACCATCACCCGTCACATGCCGGCTCACGAAATCATGCGTCGCTCGATGCACACCACCTCCGACTTCCGCGACCTGCTCACGAATTCCGTGAACAAGGCGCTGGTCGATCTCGGCACCGACACCGACGAGACCTACCTGACGATCTCGAAGAAGAAGAACCTCTCGGACTTCCGCGAGACGAAGCTCCTCGACTTCGACAACATGCCGCGCTTCAAGCGGCTGACTGAAGGTGGCGAGATCCGTCGCGGGACCATCTTCGGCAGCGAAACCGCTGTCACGCTGGAAACCTTCTGGATCGCTCTGGCGGTCACTCGGCAGATGTTCGTCAACGACGGCTTCGGCGTGTTCTCGGACATCCTCAGCACTTCGGCATCGACCATTCCCGGTCAGAAGAACGACCTGCTCTATGCGGCCTTCCTCTACGAAGCGCAGTTGGCGCTGGCGGCCGACGAGCTGTCCGATGCGGACAAGAGCAAGATCCTCCTGCCCGAGGTGAATGCCTTCCAGAACCTCGCCCTCGACGAAGACGGTCTGAACGCCGCAATCGTCGCGATGACGACCCGTCGCCGCCGCGATGGTGGCCGGGCGGGTGTGAAGCCGAAGTTCCTCCTGCACGGTCCCGCTCTGCGCACGCAGGCCATTCGTCAGACCGGCAGCTGGACCCCTGCGACGCAGGAAGACATCCCCGTCAATTCCGGCATCATCCCGGTGATGGACGAAAACATGCCGGGCCGCAGCTGGGCGATCATCAGCGACCCGAACAAGGGTGTTCCAGCCTTCATGCACGGCGGTCTCGATGGCGAGTCCGAGGTGATGACCTACGACTGGGAGCGGGTGCGCGGTCGCGACGGTTTCGAATGCGAAGCCGGCTTCGACTTCCATGGCTCGATGGTGAGTTCGCACGCCATCGTCGCCTCCCTCGACACCGAAGCCTTTGAGGCTCTCGACTGATCCCGGCGGGGGCCGGGCAACCGGCCCCTACCAACCGCCTGATGCCATCCCGGCCAGGCGTGACACGCACAAGGGAACGCCCACCATGCGCACTTACGACTCCCCCGGTGATACGCTCACCATCCCCGTCGCCCCGGCCGATTTCGATCTCTATCCGACGCCGGATCTCAATCGCGCCATCGGCGAGCACGTCGGCGTCACCGTCGCTGCCGTCGACAAGCGTGCAGGCTCCGTCAATCTGCAGGTGACCGGCGTGCATCGCCGCGCGGTGACCAGCGCCGAAGCGGAAACCGTCGCGAACGTGAAGGTCTATCTCGACGAAGATGGCGACCTGACGACCGATGAGGCAGTCGGTCCATACTTCGGAAAGGTCATCGGTTCACTCAAGGTCGGTGCCAACCCCGAGGTCCTCGTCCGTCTCGGCTGATAGAATACCCGAACCCGGTCCATAAGGCCGGCGCCTGCCCGGAGCGATATCCGGGCACCCATTCCCACATCGAGGTCGCTCTCCCATGCGCAGCTACGACACACCCGGCCGCATCATCACGGTCTCCAACACCGGCCCCGGCGCGGTCGCGGTTCGCGCAGACCAGCCGTATCGCCTCCGCAATCTGATCGGCGTGACCGTCCAGCCGGCGAAGGTCGGCGAGGACTTCAACCTCTGCGTCGAAGGCGTCTGCGGCCTGATGGTCGAGCTCGCGGATCCGGCCACGCCCGCGATTGAAGGCGATCCCGTTTCGATGTCGACCGATGGCTCGTGGAAGCTGGTCGCCAACGCTCCGGCTGAAGGCTTCGTGTCGTTCGGCATCCTCACGCAACCGATCAAGCGCCCGACCGAGGTTGCGCTTGTGAAGATTGCACCTGCGGCATCTAGTGGCGGTGCTGAGGCGCCGGGCTACGATGACACTGCGCTGGCGGGACGCGTCTCGGAGGCCGAGACGGCAATCGGCACGCTGAGCGGTCGCACGGACGCTGCTGAAGCGGACATCGCGGCGCTGCAGGCAGGCGATGGTGGATCTGCGAATGACGCGGTCGTGATGAATGCGTCCCATACCGTCGGATTTCCAACCTCCGGAAGCACGGTCGTTCTTCCCATGACGCAGGTCGTTCAAGCTCAAGGTCGCGATTGCCACATGGAGCAGTCTGGTCCGGGAGCGAACAAATACTTCGTGGCCGAAGCAGACGGGACCTTCCAGTTCAACGTCACGCTCCTCGCTCGAGTGGGATATCCGAACGGCATCCCCAAAGGCCGTCTCTACATGAAGCTTTTCAAGTATGATTCAGCCGGCAGTTTCGTAGGAGCCGCTGGTTTCGGCCTGTCGCCAGATTACGACGCCGCAGGGTGGGCAGGCTTCGAGGGCCCGCCAAATGGAGGATATATGGACGGGTCTGGACCCGCCATCATCAGGATGATCGCTGGACAGCGCGCGGCTATCGTAGTTGCGTCGCTCGGCGACAAGAGTGTCAAGAACGGGCCGACTTCCGACGGTTTGCTCATTGATGAGTGCCTGGTTTCCATGAGGAGGATCGCATGACCGAGGAAACACTGACCACGCAGGAAGAGAGCCCCGTCTCCATCGACGAGATCTCGGCGTCCGTCATACACAAAACGAACGGAACGGTCGTCGAACAGGGCTTCGGCCAACTCCGCAAACTCAAAAGCGGCGAGCATTTCAAATTCGTCCGGCCCGGCGGAGTTCTGATCGACCGCGATGGTGATGTTCGCACCGTCAGGGAATGGCCATCCGATTACGTGCCGGGCCCGACAGAGATATTCGGCCTCTGATGGACGAGTGGGACGATCTCGTCGCGACAGGTTTCGAGCTGCTCGCAGATCCGGCGATCTACGTGATCGCAGGGACCGGCGAGCGTCGTCCCGTTGGCGTCATCCCGATCGACGAAGCGGAGACGTGGCAAGCGCGGCGCGGCGAGATGCAGGCAACCGGCAGCAAGGTCATCGCACGGCTTTTCGTCGAGCAGATGCCGGAAGGCTGGCGCGGACCTGATGTGACCGAAGCCGACCGTCTCGAGCACAAGGGTGCAACGTGGAAGGTGAAGCCTGTCCGCGACGAGCTCAATGGTGTCTGGGTCGTAGAACTCGGCGCCACGAGGAAGCGCTGAGCGTCCGCCGCCGGAATCTTTCCGCGTGGTAGAATCCGTCCATGGTTCACATGCGCCGCCAGATCCGAGAAGCACTCGCCGCGTCCCTTGAAGGGATCGAGAACGTTCGCATCCTCCAGACGCATCGGATCGCAATGGGCGTGGCTCTTGCCGAACAGGGGACAAGCGCCGTCTGCGTCTTCCCGATCGCCGATCTCGAGCCGCAGCGCATCAACAACGCAATCCAAGGTCCTAAGCCGACCTACCGCAGCTTCCAGTTCGGCGTCGCGATCATCGTGAATGACGAGGACGCAGAGGACGGCCGGCTCGACGAGATCGACGCCGAAATTGAGCGCCGCATATTCGCCGAAGGAACGCCGCTCCGAGCACTCGCCACGCGCGATATCATTAGCCGAGGCGGTGAGCCCGCCGCCCTCGAAATGTCGGATTCTGCCTACCTCTTTGTCACCGTCTACGAGCTCGTCGCGCCGATGCGCGAGGGCGAACCTACCCGCTCAGCCTGAAAGGACTCGCCATGAGCATCATGAACCTCGACCCCCTCTCGATGGACCTCATCCACCAGGGCCGCGCCGTCCTCGTGGAGGTCATCGCTTCCGGAACCGCCGCCGAGCGCGAAGAGCACCTCGGTAACGTGACCGTGGCCGAAAACGAGATGGAGGCGGAGACCACGAAGGTCTACTCCTCGAACTTCCCGACCCGTCGTCAGATCGGCGCGCTCTCGAACGAGACCGGGATGACCTTCTCGTTCACGACGCAGAGCATCAGCCGCGAGATCCGAGCGATGGCGACGATGGGCCTGCAGTCGCTCATGGAGCTGCCTGCCGTTCCGGACTTCCAGAAGGAGGTCGGCCAGCTGGTCGTCGGCGATCGCATCCCGCTCGGCCGCCGGGTCACCAGCGTCGAGATCGGCGAACTGGAACCGGGCGTGGACTTCACGATGGTCGAGCGCGGCGAGGTCGTCCTGATCCGCAACGTTCCCGCTGGCACGCCCGCGACGAACCTCATCACCGGCATCGCACCGGCCGTCACCGGCGGAATGCGCATCGCCATGGGTCAGGCAGCGAACCGTCAGGTCCATCTGCGCCTCTACGGCATCGAGGAGGGTAAAGAACCCTTCGTCATGGACATCCCGCAGGGCACGATCCGCCCCAGCGGCGCCATGGGCTGGATCGGCGAGAATGACCCGATGGATGCCGAATTCTCGGTCGAGGTCGAGGCCGGACCGGATGGATCCTTCGGCACGATCCGCATCGGCTGATTTCCCTGAGCGCTGGTTCTGACGATCTTCCCAGCGCCGCCTAGCCCGGCTGGTTTCGACCGGCCGGGCACCTTCTCCAGACACAGGACTGCATCATGAGCGCCACGAACTACGCCTCCATCTTCGACCAGTTCGAGGAAACCCCGTCCATCACCATTCGCGGTCGCACTTATCCCCTTTCCACGATCGGCTCGAAGGACGCTCTGCGCATCCGCAAGCGCTTCCCCGATTTCAAGGACAGCATCGAAGGCCTGCAGTTCCTCGTCGAGGACGACAAGGCGAGCGATGACGACCTGACCGACGAGGCGCTGGATCGCTTGGTTCGCGTGGTCGAATTCACGAACGCCATGGTCGCAATCGCCATGGGTCATCCCGGCGACGAGACTGCCGAGGCACGGATCGACGGTCTGTTCTCCGACGAGGAGAAGGCGGCGATCATCTCGAAAGCGCAGTCTCTGTCGACCGTGGTCCCCGACGAGGGTTTTTCGAAGCCCTCGGTCTGACACTGCCCAAGGCCGAGCGAGGGAAGGGCAGGGCGGCTGGACGCGCGAAGAGGGGGCCGCCGCCGCTTGAGATCGCGCTCGGCTGGGTCGTGGAGCTCGAGCTTCACGGCCTCAATCGCGATTACCTGCTCGACCTCTCCTTCGCTCAGCTCTGGACCCGGTGGCGCGTGCTGCGCGGCATCGAGACGCGCCAGACCGCAGCAGCTGCTCAAGCAGCGCTGATCGGCGCGCGAGCGGGAAAGGCCGACGTGGTAAAATTCTTCAAGCGCATGGGAGGCTGACGACATGGCAAATACGCCCGACATTCGCGTCCGCATCCGCGCTGATGGCGTCGCATCCGCACGAGCCTCGTTCAAAGCGCTGGAGGCATCTGCATCCCGGTCCTTCGGCCATATCGAGCGCAGCGCTGCCCAAGCGGCCGCCTCGCTTCGTGCGATCTCCCGTCCGGTCTTCATCACAATCCGTGGCATCGCGTCGATTGCGCGCACGACCGCTCTCGTCGGCACGCTGGCAGGCGCACTGGCGGGTCTGGAGGTGTCGAAGTATCTCGACGCCGGTCAATCCGTCACGTCCATGCAGGCGGGTCTCAAGGTCGCGATCGATCGCACGAGCGAGCTCGAGGGCCAGCTGGCTGACGCCGAAAAGCGAATGACGACTCTCGGTCGCGCCGGTTCGAGTGGTTTCGCAGGCGCTCGTGACGAGGTGTTCCGGCTCCGCGACGAGCTTTACAAAAGCCGCGATGTCACCGCGCAGGTCGATGCGCAGTTCAACAAGGTAAAGGCGACGGCAGACGAGCTCGGTGTCGAGCTGAGCAAGGTCGGTCCCGCCTTCGTCGCTCTCGCCAACTCGACCAAGGGCACGAACGCAGCCGGTGCCACGACGGAGCGCACCTTCCGCGGCATTTTGATGGCCGGCTCCGCTCTTGGCCGGACAAACGAGGAGGTCGAGGGATCGCTCCTCGCGCTCCAGCAGATCGCGGGCAAGGGCAAGGTGTCCATGGAGGAGCTGCGCGGTCAGCTCGGCGAGCGTCTGCCTGGCGCCATGAACATCGCTGCGCGCGCCATGGGAACGAACCCAGCAGGCCTCGAAACGATGGTCGCCAAAGGTCTCGACGCGTCCATCTTCCTCGACCGCTTCTCGCGTCAGCTCGTCAAAGAATTCGCACCAGCTGCGGAGGAGGCTGCGAAGCGTCCGCAGGCTTCGTTCGCTCGTCTTCGCAACCGGATCTTCCTTGCTCGTGCCGAAGCGGCAAACGGCGGATTAGCGCGCGGACTTGCGACCATCGCGGACAGTGCATCCGTCCTGATCGATCGCCTTGAAGCGACCGGCGCCTTCGAGCGGACCGGTGCGCGGATCGGTGCAACGATCGAACGTCTGCCGGCGCTCTTCGCGGCTGTCTCGCACGAGGTGGGCGTCCTTCGCTACTACACGACGGAGTGGCTGCGGCAGATGGGCGTCGCTCTCGGCCTCGATATGAGTGGCTGGGCATCGAACGCCGCAGGCGCGTTCGGCTGGGTGCGGCAGATGCTCCTGCAGCTCGCGTTCGACATCCCCGGCGTGATCTATGCGCTGCGCCAGGCATTCGCCGGCAATGACGGCAATGTGACCGAGCGCTACGCATGGGTGCTCACCCTTCGCGACTTCATCCAAGGCCAGCTGATGCCGCTCCTTGAGCAGGTGCCGGCTATGGTCGATCGCTGGGTGCCGATCTTCGTCGGCGTCGGCACGGCGTTCCTCGCGATCCTCGAGACGATCCGCGACACGATGGTTTCGATCTTCGGCGAGGAGGGCGCGAACAAGATCGCCGCGTTCCTGATCATCGGCAAGCTGACCGGGATGCTGTCGCTGGTGGCAGCCTCTCTCAGCCTCGTCGGAACGGCCGTGCGAGGCGTGGTGGCGGCATTCAACGTGCTGCGCGCCGCCGCGCTCCTCATGTTCACGCCGCCCGGTGGTCTCATCATCGCGGGCATCGCTGCGGTCGCGGCGCTGGCCTACGTCGTCTACAAGAACTGGGACAGCATCAAGGGCTTCCTCGTCGGCGTCTGGGAAGCGATCGGCGATGCGGTCGACGCCTTCGTGGGCGGGATCAAGTCCGCGTGGCAGGGTCTTGCCGACTTCCTCGCTTCGCCCTTCGAGACCGCGAAGAAGGTCATCAGCGCGATCCTCGAGGGACTGAAGAACGCCGTCGAGAACTCGCCCGCCGGTCTCCTTTTCAAGTCCGGCAAGTTCCTGATCGAGCAGGGCGCCAAGGCCGCAGGTTTCGCGCAGGGCGGCTATGTGCGCGGGCCCGGCACCGGCACGTCGGACAGCATCCCCGCGCGTCTCTCCAATGGTGAAGGCGTCATCAACGCCCGTGCGATGCGCGCCTATGGCGGCAAGCCGTTCATCGATGGCCTCAACCGTATGTCGATGGGCTTCGGAACGCCCGACGTTCTCGAGGTCGGTGGTGGTTCGCCTGGTCGACCTTTGTCGCTCTCGATCCCCGGTCTCGGCAGCGCATCCGGCAAGGCGGACGATGATCTCGCCGACGGCCTGCAGCGCCTCTTCGAACGCAAGACCGCTGGCCGCGCTCGCCAGCGCAAACCGAGAGGTCACCGCTGATGGATCTTTCCCGTCACATCCCGGCCATCAACGGCCGCCTGATCGATCTTTCCGCGCATCGCGGCGTCACGATGGCCTACGGCTCGATCGATGGCGTCCCCGCACCGCGTCGCGACGACAACTGGTCGCTGCGCGCCTCCTCGCGCGGTCGCCTGCCTTCGCGCATGTTCGCGGTGGACCTGTCCGGTGGCTACATGGTCCAGCCTATATCGCTGGTCATCGGCGACGTCATCATGCTTGACTGCACCCTTCCGCTGGTCGAGCCCGGCTACGTCGCCGAGGCCGATCTGCGCCGTCCGATCGCTGCGCATGAGGGTGGACTGGTCTACCGCGCGCAGGACGGTCGCGAGATCACGGATCCAGCTGCATTCGCCGACGCCTGGCAGACGTGGTGGTGCCCTCGCCTGACGATGATGGTGCTCGACTTCGCCTACTCCGGCGACATGATGTCGGCCGACAGCACGTGGTCGTATGCGCTGGAAGAGGAAGCGGCGGAGATCACGCCATGAGCGGCGCCCCGGTGAGCCTCGGTCGCATCTATGCGAAGCTCTGCGACGAGACGCACGACTGGAACGCGGAAGCGGACCGGGTGGACGATCTACCGCACTTCGGCATCACGATCAGCGAAGAGGAGGGCGAATTCCCCGTCCTTGAGGTCGCCTTCGAGAATACCGGTGTGGGCGTCGATGCTCTGGTGGGCGGACGTGAGCGCATTCTGCTGTCGGTCGATCGGCTCGACGCGGATCTCGTGCGTGTCGACACGATCCTGCTTTACGACGGCGTTCTGGACGATACCGGCGATGTCGAGCTCGGATCCGAGGACGTGACGCTGCGCTACGAGGCGCGGCGTGCGAACTGGCAAGCTCTGCGTGATGCCGTGCTCGTAGGTGTCGCTCTGCCGTTCGCGGACCCTTGCGCAGGCGATCTGTCTGACCCGGTCGAGCGCCTCGACGGTATCCCTGCGCTGGTGTGCTGGGACCGCACGACGCGACAGCCGATCCTATCCAGCGCCGTCAATGGTGGCGGAGGCGTCGATCGGAACATCGGTCGCAATCACAGACAGGGCGCCTGCAGGGTGATCCGCAATGGTCGTCCGCTTGGCCGCGTCGACGTGGTTATCTCGGCAGAATGGACGCAGCGCCAGATTGGCGAGTTCGATGTCGGCGCGATGATCGAGGACGCAACTGCCGAGCAAGGTGGCCTCTCCACGCTTACGCCGGACGTTATCGCCGATCGGTGGCCGGAAGATGGCGACGATTTCAGCGGCGGCTACGCCGTGTCGGAATCGCGCCTGGCATCCGTTTCAGTGCCTCAGGGAGCGCAGGAGCTTGTCCAGTTCGAGCAGGCCGCTGCAGCGGCGCGGACGTTCCGCCCGGGAGCCACCCAGCCTCAGCCGGTCCAGATACGTCGTCACTGGCTTGCACCGACTCTCAAGCTTGCCGCGACCAGCGAGACGAAGCGTCGCGAAGAGGTCCGCTTCTCGGTCTACAACGGTGGGCAGGGCGCCTCGACCGATAGCGAGACCGTCGAGATCAATCTGGATCGCCTCGCATTCGACGCAGCCGCACCAGAGTGGCAGCCGAACGTCCGCTACGGGCAGGGTGCGGTGGTGTCATTCGCCGGCTTCATCTGGCGCAGTCTCGAGCCGCACGATTCCGGCGAGAGCCTCTGGATCGATCGCGCATACGATGGCGAGAATGGAACGACACTCTACCGCTGGGAGCTCGTGGTCCTGGATGGTTCGCCGCTGGGATCGCCGATGGCTGCGTCGTTCTTCAACACCGAGCGCGGCCGCCAGTCGATCGATCACGGCATCGCAGTCGCCCTGCAGCGGCTTGCTTATTCGCAGCGCTCCTACACGATCGACATCGAGGTCGACGCGTTCGCCGTCCTAGACATCTCTTGCCGCGACACCGTGCGCCTCGTCAGCGACCGGATTCCCGGCGTCGGCGGCGAAGCGGTCGGCAAGGTGCGCGGCTACACCTTCCGCTTTTCGGTGTCTGAAGCGACGTGCATCATCTCGCTCGCAGTCTCGACCGGATCCGGCGTGGCTGGTGGAACCGGCGAAAGGACGATCGCGTTCGGACCGAACTGGTCGAGGGCTGGATACGCCGCCCCGGTCTACAATGCGCCTTTCGCGCCTGGCATCGGCGTCAGCAAGGTCGAGATAATCAACACGGCAGACGAGCAGATCGCGGCGCTGCAACAGGCGGCCACTGCGGGGCAGGATCTGAGCAAGGTCATTGATGACGTGCGGACCGAGATCCGCGTGTCTGTTCTGCCAGCCGGCGGCGGAGAGACGCTTGCGCCTATAATGGTCAACGTCACGCCCTATCAGGGCTTCAAGGGAATTGCGCTCCGGTGAGCCTCGACGATAGCATCCGTCAACTCGGCGAGCCTGCTCGACAGCAGGGCGCGCGCGTTCCCGTTCCTGCTCCCAGCCGCGCGGCCCCGGCTACCGGACGGATCGGACGAGCAGCGCAGCCGGACGATGGTCGCTCGCGCGTAGACGCCCGTCTCCTCACGACGCAGGGCCCGGCGCATACCGAAACCGGCAATGACTGGAACAAGACGCCCCAGCTCGACATGGAAATCGGCTCGTTCATGGAGCAGGCCTACGTCCTGCGCGCGAGCGGCGCGATCATCGTCGATCCGAACGTCGCGAACGTCTGGACGCTAGATCTCGCTGGTGCCGCGACCATCACCTTCGCCGCGCCGGAGCCGATCCCTCAGCCGCAGCTGGACGCCGGACGCGATCGCAATCGCGCGACGGGCGTCGTCATCCGCATCATCCGCAACGGCTTCGACTACGCCTTCACGGGCGTCGAGTTTCCCATCGGAACCGCCGATCGCGTCACCGCCGACGGCAACCGCGACAAGTGGGTGGCCGACTGGTGGGGAGGGCCTGAACTCGGCTCGAACTGGGAACTCCAGCTGGTCGCAAGCGGCTACGAGGCCGCCTGATGCTCTACCGCAAGCTCCTGATGGTCGGAGCATCCTCGGCCGCTCTTTCTTCGCACTGGATTCTTCCCGGCGGTCACATCGTCAGCTTGGCGGAGGATGGTTCGCTCTCGTTCGCCGATCCCGATGCCGGCTGGCCGCTTCCGGTCGGATCCGGCGATCCCTTCGTGGACGCCGAAGGCCGTATCGGCACCTATGAGCTCCTGAACCTTGGCGGTGGTGTCGGCGAGGCTCGATCCGTCCGCCTGCGCGATTCCGGTGCCGATCGCGAGGAGGTGCGCAGTCTCGGACCATTTCGCGGTTTCGCGAGCGCCAACGTCGCCGCATCGCTCGTCACGCCCGGCACGGAGACGAACCCGTTCGGCTTTTCGCGGCCGTCATGGCGCCTGACATCCGTCAGCGGCGGCGACCACGAGACCGGATATACGGCAGACTGGGCGTGGGAGCAGCAGAGCAATGGAACGTCGTCCGGCGAAAGCACGCTCCCGGCCGACGTGCAGGTCATCCAATCGCACTATACGCCAAACATGGCCTACCCATGGGGCGTATGCGTCGCGCGCGATCTCGCGGTCGTGACGAGGCTGGAAGCGAGCGCGAACACCGGCGCGCCGGACGGAACGGATCCCAGCGGACGACCGTGGATCGGCTGGACGATGGACGCGGCAGGCGTTGCGCGCCGTATCGCGGACCTGACGCCGGCGGAGGCGCGGCAGCTGGGACATGATGCGGACTTTCTGCCCGACGATGGCGAGGTCATCACGAAGACCGACCAGGCACACGAATGGCTCTTCCTCCGACCGATCGGTCCGTTCGGTCTCGATATCGTTATGTGCACGGGTGTGCTTCGATACGCCGAAAGCTACACCCGTGTGCCGACGCCGGAGGAGCGTCCGTATTACATGCGCGGTCGCGCAGCCTTCGAGTCCTCGAACAAGTCCGAGCCGCTGCTCGATGCACCCATGGACTGGTTCCACGATCCTGCAAACCCGCCGGTGACGATCACCGAACGCCGCGTGGTCCTGATGTTCTGCACGGTCCTGATCTCGGCCGCAGGCATCGCCGGTGTCACCGTGACCGGATCGTCGGCTGCGCGATCGGTCAGCGTGACACTTGCCGTCCAGAGTGGCAGCCCGCTCAGCTGCAAGGTCCTCCGCAAGGTCGCAGGCGGATACGACGTGATCTGGTCGAACCATCCGCAATTCGCCAATTATCACTTTCACGATGACACGTTTGATCGGACGGAGATCGTTTCGGCGAATGGCTGGAAGGCGAAGATCGTCTGGCCGGTCTGGAGGTCCGACACGACAGGCGAGTATCAGCACGCGGATTTCGACGAGAGCGCGATCCTGAGGCAATACATGCCGATTTGGTGGTATGCGAACCAGCCTGACGCCGGGATCCAG